CATATACGGACCACTGCCAGCACCTATAAATAAGTCCCACAGCCCGTGTTTGTCTAATACATCGTTAATCGGTTTTGCATCAATAACAACTTGTGCCTTGCTCTTAGTATTAAAAGAAGAACGTGAATCAATGCCAGCACGTTGTTGACCATCAAGCTGAGTTTGTAACCATTCGATTCTTTGCTTAGGTGTTGAGTATTGATTTGCTCCATCAACTAATTGATTTTCAATCTTAACATCTCTCACAGTTCTAAGTATTAAAGCAGACTTTGACTCGTCTAGTGATTCAATTACAGCTGCTTGTGCTTTAAGCGGATCACCATCGTTCTCTCCTAACAAGATGTAAGCACTGCGTTTGATATCATCAGGGATGCCCTTAGTGTTAAAGGCATGTGTTCCTTTGTTTTTTGGGTTATACTGTTCGAAGAAATCATTTACTGATTTCAAATAGAAATCATAGCTACCTAAAGTATCAACAATGCTTTCAGCTACATCTGAATACTGCTCTAAACCATTCTCCTCTAGGACTGTCCTTACGTGTTTTTTACGAGCTGAGTAGTTACCTTTGTCTTTAACAGGGTCATAGCCTTCTGGAGTACTCTGGATAATCCCAAGGACTTTTTCGTTACCCAACACTTGATTAGTCTGATCGACAAAAAACCCTTTTCGGTCGTTCGTTAACAAAGAGTAGTCTGCTTGATCTCTTTCTAACCGAGTAACAGACTCAGTAATGATATCAGCTTGCTTAGGTTCTGGTTTAGGGTCAATAGTGTCATCAGCAAATGTTTCTATTATCTTTTCCCTAGACTGCTTATAGTTTTCTTGTGTAGTAACTTTAGGAGGTAATCCCTGTTCTTTATCAAAAGGAGCAATAGGTACATCTGTACCTTTAGCTAAAGAAAGCCAGTCGATCCCCAGTAACTCTGCAGCATATTCGTTAGCTGCAATTTCTTTGTTAATAGCTTCTTCTTCTAACCAGTCAGCTCGCTTACCTCGTGTATGTTTAAGAGCCAAATGACCTTGTTCGTGCGCAAGGATAAACTTCTGATATCCTTCCCAAGATCCTACAGCTTCCTTAAACTTTTCAATATCAATCTTAGCAAATACAATCTTCTTCTGAGGAGAAGATGCGCTATCGCTTTCTCCAGATAAATGAGGAAGTCCAGCATCCCAATCTTCTTTAATCCGAGTAGGGTTTAATCGTATCTCACCAGTCTCTGGGTTTGCATTAGCCAAAGTATCTATATCAAAATCTTCAACAACTTCAAAGGCTGGTCCATCATACTCCCTAAGAATGCGTTTAGCTGTTTGTTTATTATCAGCGTTAAGTGCTGGATAGAAATCAGTATTTGCATAATCTGGAGTAGCTATGTATTCTAAATACTTGTTACGTATGACCTGCATCTGCTCGGAGGGTTGCCAACCAGACAACACCAAAGCCTCCCAATCTCTCTCTTTAAGTGTGTGTACAGCATCATCGTCCATAGCTTTATAAATCCGCTCTGTCTGAGATTTAATATCACGAGCTAAGTCTTCTTGAGATGGACCACCTTCTGTAGCTTCTGAAAACACATTGTTTAATAAATGCCGAGCCAAAGCTTCTTTTGTCTCGTTTAAAGATATTTCACTAAAAAACTTGTCAGCAAGATCTGCTTGTTCTGGAGTAAGGTCAGTAACCTCAAGTTTATCGTTAAGCAAGAAAGCAAACTCTTCGTTTTGTCTAGCAAGCTGTTTAGCTGGCTCATAGAAATCAACCAGCTTAATAGCTGCGGCTGAAGTATTACCTTCTTCAAAGAATGTCGAAACTGTTTCTAAATTGTTATTAAAATCTACTATTTCATTTTGTTTCTTAAAAGCACTACGTAATGAAATAGGGGCAAAAACTCCACTTGCTCCAAAAGAAAAAGCTCCGTTTACAAGCAAGTCTTTTCCAGTAACTTTATCACCAAGATAAGTGGAACTTGCGCCCCAAAGAGCTGTTTCAACTGTTGTCGCTATAACTGCTTCCTTAGCGTAGTCTTTTAAAACTAAACCAGCTACTTTCAACTTAGATCCAGAAGCCATAGCCGATTCTAATTGAGATGCTTTTGTTGCTGCAGTTTTAACTTGTGCAGCTCTAGCTATTGTAGCTCCTTTAGTCACTGCGTTTGTTGCCTGATTTACACGACTAGCTACTGCAGCATAGGGTACAAAAGCAATTGGAAGATCTCCTCCGATACCCCCAGCAAAACCTGCTGCAAAATTAGCTGCAGTCTGAAGCTTGCCACCGCCACCAACATTTTGCTGATTTACTCTATTCTGCACGTAACGCTCAAATCTGTACTTAGTTTGAGTAGGTGTTTCTGCGGGTTCTCTTTTAAAATCTTCACCAAATATAGAATACCCTTTTTTCTCAAACTGCTCGTCAGTCAAGGGCTCTAGGTTGTTGTTTTTATCAAAGTACCCTGCTGAGACTTTTTTGATTACTTCAGGAAGTTGACCAAAAACAAGAGATTCGTCAAAGTTCTGACTAGCTGAAGAACCCATTTGCTCTGTAGCAGAGTATACTGAGTTATCAGGAAGCGTTGTACTTCTATTAATAGTTCGGTCTAGCCTTTTACGAGACAGCTCTTCTCGGTCCATTGCACTTAATTCATTATTCATATATTAGTTAAGAAAACCTCCTGCTGGTAAACTAGAAACTTGTTCATCAACTTCAGCATACGCAGATCTGTACAAATTTCTTTGATTTTTAATAACTTCGCTTGCTGGAATTGTAAACGTTTTATAGCTACCATCTGGCTGTTTCATAGCAAGTGCGCTGTAGCCTAGTCCGTCGGAATCTAAGAATTGCGGAACCATGTGTTCAACCATGTGTTCACCATCGTTTATCATATGTTTCCTAGAATAATTTACATAAGCTTGACCTTTTTCATTTTTTCCAAGTAACACTCCCTTTATAAATGCAGCCCCTTCCTTGCTTTTATCTACTAAATTACCTTCGTTGTAAAGAGCGGTCTGCAACGCAGGACTGTTCTCTGAGTCTGCTACCATCTTTAAAAATGGAGTAAACGCAACTTTGTTTTTAAACATATAGTCTACAGTTGTCTGAGCAATACTTGTGTTCAATGCATCTTCTGGAGATTTTACAACTGACAGAGGGTTCAAAGGAAATCCAAGTAAAGCAGAGTTTGCTACTCTTTCTTCGTACGCTTTAATTTCACGTTGAACTGGATTCTTTGGATCTGCTGTAGGCTTTAAAATTATAGAACCATTTTCTGCCTTATACATTTCACCCAGTGCAGATGCATAAAAGCGTTCACCCTTCAATACAATCTCCTGTACTTCCTTTGCTGATGCAGTTGGATTATTAGCAAGAGCTCTTGCCACCATTCCCGATTTTATGTCATTGTACTTAGCAGCTAGCACTGTATCCCCTACCTGACTTGCAGAGGTTGAAAGCAGTGAAATTGGTGACTCTCCGTATCCGCCAATAGCTTTATAGTACTCAGCGTGGTTAGCAGTTACTTGAACAATGTCACCATCCTTGTTTGTAACACTTAGAGTAGAGCCAGCATTAATAATGTTTCCATTATTTTCATGCTCTAAACTTTCTTCAAGAAGACCTGATTGCTGCAATCGCATAGAAACACCTATTTCTCGGTCTTCGCTCTTTCCGCTACTTTCAAGGGATTGAATAACTTCTAGGGAGTTTTTGCCATTAAGCAATAGACTCTTCTCTACATAATCAATCTTAGCTCTGTCTTCCATGTTACTAAAAGAAACACCATCTGCTTTTTCAGGCATCAGTTTAAATGAAGGACCTCCACTAAATAGTGGATTACCCTTCCTTGATTCACTAGTTACGTAGTCTTTTAATAACATCCAAGCATCTGAACGTGCATCAGGATCTTCTTCTAAATCACTAGCAGTAGACCAAACCCTTGCAAGTACTGGGCTCACCCTAGCTAAAGAAGAATAGTCTCCATCTTTTACAGCAGTATTTATTTGTTGAGATAAAGACTTAACTTCTGCCTGATAAGCTTTAACAAATTCAGCGTTCTCTATTAACTTAGAATAATCCTTTCCATCAAAAATAAAGTCTTCTTTTCTTAAAGAAGGTACTACTCCAGTTTTTATGTAATCAAATACATCTCTATTTATAATAGAGTTTCCAGTAGGGTTTCCAACAGATGTTATCCCTGAATGTACAATATACAATCCTTGGGCTTTAGCTTGTGTATCAATTTGAGTATCCGTAGCATCCTCAGATAAGTTTTTTGTTAAGATGTTAAGGTCCCCTTGCAGAGGACGAATGATGCCATCATCATTAGTTGCTGACTTATTTTCAAGTTGAGTAGCTAGTAGCTCAAGTTCATCAGTTATCTTTTTATCTGAAGCTTTATTAGCCTCCTTACGCTGGTTGCTACCTGCTACGCCTATTGTATCTCTAGCACTAGCTATTTTTCTATACATAGAAGCAACCTCTGCTTGTAGAGCGGGGCTTTCGGATTTAGCAAGCTCTTGTAAAGCTATCTCAAGCTCATCAAGCTGAGCAGCTTGTTCTACTGGGGGCAACCCTGCAATTCTTGAAAAGGTTATTGAACTGGTTTTATCCAGTGAAGTTGCAACCTCCTTATAATAAATTTCGGGATCGTTTAGAGTTGAAGCTAAAGAATTAGGGTCTTGGTTGTTGGATATTGAAAATCCAATTTCATTAACAAGCGGGACTGTAGACGGATTACCATTAGCCGCAGCTTCAAACTGGCTTGCTCCTCCTATTTCTTGTTGTATCACCTTGAGCTGTTTTCTGTTCTGAAATCCTATGTTTCTCTTAGACTCAAGCGAATCTCTAAGCGCAACACTTGTTTTAATGTAATTGCTATAATATTCAGAAGATACTTCACCTTGTGGATCAAAAGATTCAGAGGTAAACTCACCCTGATACGGCTGGATTGCAGCTTCCGCTGCTGCACGTTCTTCTTCAGTTGATTCTGGGTTACTGTGTACCCTGTCATGATCATCGTACGCAGACCGCATCCCTGTATTATACACGGAAGCATTAGTACCAGCTAATTTTTTATCAACAATTTCCTGTTTCCTGTCTTGGTTTTGCTTAACTTGAGCAAATTTATTAACAGCAGAGCTTACTTTTTGAATGCCGCTAGCCACGCCTTGTAGCCCAGATTTAAATCCAATGTTAGGGTCAAATACTTCACGAGCTACTGGTCCCGTTGTTTGAGTGTTTGCTGATAAATTAATAGCCATAGTGTTATTCTCCGTAAGGAGCCATTGTTTCTGCTGCAGAAGCTCCAGCCCCAATAAGTGATCCAATTCCAGACGCCCTAGCAGCTCCTGCTTGGTTTTTATAAGATGTTGCCATATTAGCTCCAGCTTGCAAGACATTAGCAGCTTCGTATCTACCTAATGATAAACTGCGGGAACCACTTGCCCTAGCAAGCTCAGCTTGCTCTCCAAATTGATAACCTTTCTCAGAATAACTAGAAGCAAGCTCACCTGCAGCCAAGTTAAATGAAGCCTCTTTCGCATTAAACACATCTTCAAAACTTCCTTGAGTAGAAAAAGCATTGTTAATAAAAGAAGCTTGAGCCTCCTGTACTTCATTCTCAAATACAAGTTCCTTTCTTCCAAACTCAGCTATTGTTGCATTTTTGTTGTAATCAGCAATACCTGCTTGGTACTGAGCATCCTGCTCTTGTGCCTGACGTTGCTGGTATGCAATCGTAGAGTTAACCTTAGCTTGCGCCTCCGCAGCGTCTGCTTGGTACTCTAATGCTTGAGCCTGCCGTTGAGCACCTATGTAAGATACAACACCAGATGTTGCTGTCAACGCAGACGAGATATATGCAATTGTTATAGCTTCTAAGCCCATAGTATTCTAAGGATTGAAGTCTGTCTTAACTAGAAGAGAGACTAGGGTTAGTGGGTGAGGACGATCATGCTTAATTGTAGGGACTTTGTCAGCCCCAAAAAATGATCCGCGAACAGGAAGTTCTTTTCCGAACCCTGTGTAAAATCTGTCTACTTTATCGACACCCTCTAGTAGAATACCGCCATCTTCCTTTAACAGGTAAGTAGATTCTTCTTCCATTAGTGCTTCTGGAGTTTCTTTATCAAAACTGACATACTCATACTTGTCACCTACACCAATTGAGTAGCCCACTGAGTTGTATACATATGGACGTACCGAAATAACTCTAGAATCTCCTCCATAACTACTCCCAAGCTGAGTCGCCCATGTATTAATAGTAAGTCCAATAAAACCTGTGTAGCTAACTCCCACAAGTACGTAATTCTCTTTAGGAAGATCAGTTACATCAAGAAACCCATTAGAGCCTACGGTAAATTCTCCTCGGTCAGCACCGTCTGTTACCACTCGGACAACATCACCTTCTACATACCTAGCTGATACATCTAAAAAGTTTAAAATTGGAGTAATAGCTGTGTCATATTCTGGAAATCTTATATGAGAGTCTAAAAACAAAGCTCCGCTCTTAATATCTCGATCATCTTCAATATCTCGATAATAAGGAGCCATTACTTCGTAGTCATAACGATTGCCGTTCTTAACTGTTATCCAAAGCTGATCTTCCCCTGCGTCTAGGTATCCTTTTCTAAGTACACAGATATCTTTGACATCACCAGCGGTCTCCATTTTAGACCATGAATAGAAATCTTCTTTCTTGTGGTGAGTCAGGCAATATAAAGCTCCACTTGTAGTTAAGCACCAAATACGTGGCTGAGGTGTGTGCGCATACTCAATCCTAATAATTGGATCATTTAAAAACACAGGGTATACCAGCTTAGTAATATCATTTGTATTAGTAGCCTGTACGTTTACATCATACACAAACTCTAACAGACGAGCACCCGATATATCAGCAAAAAACACCGCAGAACCAACAAAAGTGGGGGGAGTCTTTGCACCTTCGGGATCTTCTAGTTCAATACGAATATTCTTAGGGCTGACTGCTGCAGTAAATTCATTAGCAGTAAGTTTATAGATACCATTATCTGTTCCAATCGTAAGAGCTTTTGCTGGAGCCAACCAACGAATAGTTGCATTGACGTTACTAAGAGGATAAGAGACACCAGTAGTGTCTAGCACATCACCATCGTCTTCAGCAGTTCTGAAGTCAGTATCATCTTCGTTCTTACTCATCCATACATAATTAGGAGAGTCGTAACTACCAGCATACACTCTGCGTTGCTCAAAAAAAGCTACGGACTGTGGGTAGTTATTAAGATACCAAGCACCTAGTCTATAAGACCTAAATACTCCATTATTCTCAATCTTACCAGTAAGCTTGTTCTTTGGTATAGATGACAAGATGTCTACAAATACTTGAGCACCAGAAGTAATCGAAGAAATCCTTAATGTTACATATGAAGTCCCTAACTTGGCGAATACAAACCGTCCTAAATCATTTGCAGTAAATAGATCCTTGCTTGACGAAAGTGTACCTACATGTGAAGCAATCTTCTCGGGATCTGTAACTACGTCAAACACAGATATTACTCCAACAGGTGCTATTAAATTGCCGTCGGGTGTACCCGACCCAGTAGCAGAATAAATCGTAGTGTTCTGTACAATCTCTGGGATGTTATTAGGAGCTGCATCCGTAGAATGGTAGCAGTCCACAACGTCAAACTGTTTTTGGGTCGAAAGGTTACCGATTGTTGTTTCAGCGTCTGCAGTAAATGTCCCATCAAATGTGTGATTAAACGCAAAAAGCCTAGGACCTCCAGCACTAACAATAGCAACTGTTTGTTGAGTACTACCCGTAGCATCTACAGTTTTTACACGAAAAGAATCATCAGAGTAAGATCTGTAAACTGAACCCGAGTTATAAAGATTCGTAGTATCAGCACCCGCTCCTCTAAAGAAATCAATAGGTTGGTCTTGAGTACCCAAGTGCTCTTTGATCTTATACCACCTAGTCCTTGTATCTTTTGGGGTTACAATGTCAGTGCTTAGTCTCTCCCCACCTACACGTAGGTAACTTCCAACTTGATTAGGTGAGAACACTAAAGAACTTGCTCGTACGTTTACAGAGTCATCTTTAACACCTTCAAATTTATACCAATCAAATTCAGAATCAAGAGTTACTGCTACATCAGTTCTGTCAGCAATTGAAAGTCTCGTAGATTCGTCCTCTATATTTATTACGGAGTCTACTGGATCTACATATACAACATCTCCAGTAGGGTCTGGTATTTCTCCAGACACACCACTATTTACAACTTTTCCTACTGCCCATTGGTTATTTACGTAGTACTCTACATACCAGTCTGTCTGTGATGTAGTATTATCGCCAGAAGGAGTTCCGTTTACAATCCAATCAAAGTCAGTAGCATAATTTGATTCTAATCGTATATATTCCTGCCTATTTGTTAGTGAAAGAACAGTACCAGAAAGATCGGTAGTCAGAAATGGATGCGAAGTGAACTCAACTAAATTTAGTGACCATGAGTCATCTCCAATTTCGTATACTGCGTCTGCTAATAGAGTTAAATGCGGTTCAGCAGCTCCAGAGGCTTCGGTAGATGCTAAACCATCAACTCCAACTTCAATTACTCCGCCACCAACATCTACTTCTACTGTCAAGTAGTCACTAGGAAGTAAATTGCTTGTTTGAAACTGAACATCAACAGTGAGCGTTCTTGGAGCATGACGACCATGACATAAATATAGAATATCAGTTTCAGAACTCCACCGTATGTCAGATAGCTCCGAAGCCGTGTAAGGTGCGTCTAATTGATCTAACTGAACTCCTGCAGAATTATAAATTGTTAGCAGACGGTCACTAAGCACAACCCTATAGGATCTGCCATCAGACAGTGAAAACGCAATTGAAAAAGTTCGATCAGCATCTGCTGGAGCTGAGTACTTAAAGCCATCTCTAAACATAGCAGGTCCTTGTAAGCTCGGAAAGAAATTTGTAAATGGCTTAGCGGATTTCTGTAGACGTTCAATATCTACCCGACCCAGAATATGATCAGTTACCAGTCCTCCACTAAAATCAGTTGTTACATTCCTATACTTTGCCATACATTCTACGAGCCGTTATAAACTTAGAAGTTGATTCGCTTATATATTCCTGAGCTGGACCTTGCCTTCCAGATAGAACTCTTGCACGAGACAACGCCCTAATATATTGCTTCTGTAGATCAAGTGATCTGTTTTCAGACCCAGAAAGTTCAAGAGCAATGCTCTGCGCTATGTGTAGGCAAATTAGCTTGTTTAGGTAAGCTGGCAAATTTGGCAGGTCTGTTGGCAAATATGCGTAATAAATAGTAAGGGTTGGGTAGTTGCACAGCAGAGTCAAACCCTCTACGTAATAGTCAGTAATAATACACCCTTCGCCGTTTACTGCCTTTAGAAAAATATTAAGGTCACTTGGGATTGTAAATGAAAACGAATAGTCATCGTCGTCGGTAATCTCAGTGCCTGTTAGCTTAGATCGTTTTTTATTGTAACCAAAGATATTATCACCGAACACTTCAAGGAATGCTTGATCAAAAGCAGCAGAAGTAATCTCGTAAGTCGATGAACCGTCATCTAACCTATCGAGGTGGTAGCTCCCGACCATGCGGAGGGCTGTGTTTATAATATCTAGTTTTAATGCCATAAAAAAAAGGAGTAGCCTCCCCCGAATATACAGGGGAGGCTACGAATTCAATTAGGACTCTGTGCAGCGGATTTCGCCAGAAACCTCACCCCACATACGAGACGCATCAGCACAAAGCTTGAAGTACAAGTATGGGATGTTCTTCTTAGAGGTGTCGCGCCAGATATCACCCTTGAGGGCAGTACCAACAGACATCTTAAGAGAGCGAGGAGTCGAAACGATGATACGACGCTCATCACCAGCAGCACCAGTACTAAGCGGAAGACGCTCGGTAAGGATGAAACGGAAGCCCATGAACGTTGTAACATTACCTTCTGCAAGAGACTTGCGAACGGCGTAGTCCGAGTTGATGATTTCATCAATACCAAGAAGCTCCTCAAGCTGCTTATGAGTAAGGAAGCAGTTAAGAGTGGTATCTTGGTCGATAGACTCAAGTCGAAGCATCGAGCTACGCATAGCTTTCAGCTTAGCAAGAGTAAGACCAGATCCTGCTGCTCCGAAGTCAGCACCAACCGATACACCTTCAGTGTTAGCTCCAGCAAGTACGTAGTCTCCAGCAGTCGCAGTGATTGGGTTAGACGAACCATTGCTGATCGAGCCAACTGTGATCTTAGAACTAGCTTCATCACCAGCACCTACTGCGTAGGATACTACATTAGAGCCACTCTTACCAACGAAAGCACTACCGAAATAGTTCTCGATGATGATGTCGTCAACCTTACGTTTACCCGACGCAAGCAATGCTTGAGTGTAGGCATTCATAGGGTCGGTAAGTACGCGCTTGAGATCTTTCTCATCGACATACTTGCCCAGCTCGTAGTCTTTAAGACCAAGACGACGACGCTCGTGGTTAATTTCACTCTGAGGATTGACCGCATAGCGACCAGTGTCCTCAGTCATCGCAGCGGCTTCGCCGATACGGTCGAAAAACTGAAACTCAGAACTCTGAGACTCGGTTTCAAAATAAGGCTGAAGCTTTGATTCAGTCTGTTGGAATGCTTGCTCAAAACCCGCACGAAACGAATCGTAATAAGCATTCTCGATTTGGTTTTCTCCAGCAGCGGCAGATGCGTTACTGTAACCTTGTGATCCTAGATCTAATCCCATAATATGTAATTGATTAAAATAATATTGTTAAGTTAATTTTTTTTTCAACAAGCTACCCTCTCGGACTCGTCTAGTCTTACGGAACCAACGGCTTAATAAAGCTTTTCTCTGGACCTAAAAAAATAGGCTACCCAGTACGTATTGAGTAGCCTATTTATCAATGATTGTCAAGCCCTATTGAACATCAATTCCCATATAGTTTTGAGTACAGCTTAATTCGTTTCTGCAAGACGTCTTCTCGCTTACTTCGATCCGCCATGTTCAACGATGCTGGATCAGTCATAATTAAACTCTCGTTGTCAGTATCGAGTTGCTGAATCTGAGCCTTGATACCTTGAATGGTGTCTCCTTGTCCAAAAGGAGACGAAGCGTTTGAACCAGCCATCGGTAAGGCATCCCCAGAAATCTCAGAGATCTTATGAAAAAGCTTTAGAACTGCAGGGTGGTTTGCAATAACTGGGCTCCACTCCATAAGCTCTGCAAGCTCTGGGATGTCTTGAGTTAACGCATCAAACGTTTCGTTTGCAGCTTTCATGTTGACTTCAAACTGATTACCCCAAGCATCTACCATGTCAGCTCCATACTTGTGGATCGCATCCTTGTTGTAATCAGACATCTTAGCCTCCCCCTCCAGCTGCAGCTCTGTGTATCTAGACACCAAGCCGTCAAACTGCTTCTGAGTAAGACCCATGTCAGTTGCAAACTGAGTCAAATCCTCTACAGTCTTTTCACTTGGCTGAGGTATCTCCATACTGTCGTACTCCTCAGAAACAGATACCTCGTCTGGTAGCTTGTAGCCATCTTTTGGTCGAAGCTCTGAGTTAAAGGACTCCCATTGATCATCTCCCCAGTCTTCTTGGGGTGCTTGAAGTCGTTTAGTCCCCAAAGCACTTTGAGCATTTACCAATTGGTTTGCCAACGAGTCAAATGACTTAGTGTTTTGGATGGTAGGGTTACTTTGCAGTTCTTCAGGTAATGAGCTAACAAATTGCTGGTAGCTGTCATCTGAAGTAGCAACAGCAGGTGCTGCGGCTTCTCCACCAGAGAATCCTGAGCCTAGACCTCCACCTTCACCAGCTGCTTCAACTGAACCTTCTTCTTCTCGTAGTATGTTATGTAGTTTGATCATGATTTTCTTGTTCGATTATGTTTATCATTTGGTGTGGATCGTCTTGACCCAGTAAAGTAAGGAAGCTCATTGCTAGTCTCCTTCGCCCTTCGCACTCTCGTAGCTTGCTCTCATCCGAATGAAAAACAGGCTTGGTGACATGGCACTCTCGTAGAAACACCTTAAAGAATCGCTGTCCTTCTGGTGTTTCCAAGATCTTAATAAGATCACTTCTTAGCTCGCCGCGCTTACGCAATCGAGCAAAAGCATCTACTGCTTTATCTAACATTAAATATTAAGTAATTGTCCTACGCCTTCTGGATCTGTACTTCTAGCTGTTGCGACGTCTTTCATTGCACCAGCTATATCTGGTAAAGCTGTTGCTGCTTGTTGATTTTGTTGTTGTTCTGCTTGAGCGGCTTGCTGTTCCTGCATAACCTTAGTTGACTTAACAACACTTGGGCTAATATTGCGATACTTTGCATAGCTGTCTAAAAGCTCACGTTCATCAATTGACTGAAGGATCTCAGGCTTAACGTTTGCCAGTGGTGTAAGGTCCTGCATAAAAGAACTAATATCTGAAAGTCGGCTAGCAAACTGAGCCTGTGAGCTTGGGCTTGCGTAAGCTACTTCCAACTTAGCCCCACTAAGACTAGCAGGGATGTCTGGAAGTTGACGGCGGCGATTCAAGAACATAAAAGTTGTTTCTACTGCTGGTGCAATATATTCGGACTCCATGCGATTAAGCAAAGGAGACAGCTGTTGTAGCATCTGACCGCGAGTGTCTTGGATTTCTAAGATACTTTGACGCTCGTTCTTCTGCTGACGAATAATCTGATCAACAAAGAATGAACGCTGAATCGAAGATTTGTAGGACTCAATCATCTGCAAAGCATATTGAGGCTGAGATCCAGTCATAATCGGCTGGGGCTTCTCACTACCTGCTTCATGAAACATAATCTGACGAGCTCCGTACTTAATCGGAAGTAAGATGCTGTCTTCTTCTGCAGTAAGTGTTGGAGCATTCAAATACTCAGCTGAAATAAGCACTTCCTTCACCATCTTGTTAAGCACACGGATGTGAGACAAGCAAGTCATAGCAGGACTGCGACCATAAACCTCATCGGACTGCTTAGCCCAGCGAGGTACTAGAAATGTAAAGTAACTTGATCCATCTTGACGAATAGGAGCTTTAAGATCTGGACTCCAGTAGGTTACTACGTACGGACGCTCAACACCAACACGCCCGCCCATCTTAGAGCGTGTGTCTTGACTGGGTTCAATAGAGTAAACTAGTTCCCACTTCTTGTTTTTATCTTTGTCGGAAAAACCATCTACATTTACAACTTCTGGTAGTAAACCAACCAATTGTCGTGTAGTTTTAAAGCATCGATAATACACTGTGTTCACTTCACCATATTCATCAACGTCAAAAAACACGTCGGATAGTGGTCTCGCGCGAAAATTTACGACTCCATTTACATCGGATATCTGGACAGGTGACGTTCCGTATGCACCAATATCAAGGAAACATTCGTGACTTGCTCCATAAAACTGCGACTGTGGTAGCGCAAATTCATGGAAGATTCGATCAGTCACTGTATTGAGATACGTTTGCTGTTCGTTATCAAGTTCTGAGTTCTCGGTATCCTGTACCCGAAGATACATCCACCGCTCAGCCTTTGGAATTAAGTTAGACGACAAGCCGTTGGCAAACATTTGGTTTGACCAAACGGCTGTGTCGTCGTGGATATCCTTAGAGCCATCATCTTTGAAGTTTGATCCATGATCAAACTCTGGTGCATTGGGACGGACATAGCGTTGCGCATCCTTAAGCATACCATCGAGGCTGCTTCTTAGGAGTTTCAACTCGGAGTACCGTTCCCTTAACCTGATAATGTCCCGCATATCTCTTACTTAAACTTCATTCCGCCGCCCAAGGAGTTCGTTCCATCTTTTTGCTTCCGCACATAAGCAGGAGCATCTGACTTACGACGTTGTACTGCCGTAGGAGTAACAACTTTAGTACGAACAGTTGCTGGAGCAATCGCCCTTCGCGCTACTGGTGTAGGCGGAGGAGGGGGTGGTGGAGGTGGAGGAGGAGGAGGTGGTTTTTTAGGTTTTGATCCCATAATGACTTATACGTTTTATTTTATCCCATGAATAGAATTTGAATCCAGATAATACTCCACGTTTATTACGCATAAAACAAACTTTGTCAAGTTTATATGGAGCTACTTTAAACAATGTGGTTCCAAACCCATCTAAACACTGTTGCCAAGCGACATGCCAATAAGGTTCAATCTTTTTTGAAGTTGGGTCTTGCGGGTCTTCGTAGTCAATCTCCTCTGCAAGTATTAGATACCTAGGTCCTGTGAAAACATACCGCTTACCATCAATGGGGCAATTTAGATAATAGTCTAGCAACTCAATAAATTCCAACCCATGTGCATGATACTGTACAGTTGCCTGATCCAGTAAAGAGAGTTGAGTGTAGACATTGTTACCAATGGACAGGCTCGACTTTGTAGCTTGTGTCTCGTTGTTTGTGTTTTCCATATCCTTGTTTGTTTTCCTTTAGCCCCATTGCTAATGTTCGGAACGCATCCGCTCCGTGAGAGTTAGAGTCATGTACTGGTGTCTTGCGGTATACCTGCTTCGAACTGTCCCATTCTTTGTGGTAACCCTTCAGGTGTTCAAGCCCCAGAGTCGAGCTAGACCGACCAAACCAGCATCTAGGCAACAGATCTCTTACCGCCTCGATACCGTCCTGTACAGGTAGCTTCCGTACTGGTGTAAACTTCAAGCCCAGAGACCTAGCAACTTCTAGTCGAGACTTACCTGTGCCAAGCTCGCGAACTTTAATATCATGCGGCGCAAAATGTTTCCCGTAAGTTACACCCTTCTGTACTGCCCACCTCTGTAGCTCCCGTGCGTAGAACGGAAAACCCTCTCCACTGTTCTCGTAGTAGTATACAATTCGTATCTCACTCTTAAATTGCTGGAAGAACCATATACTAGTAGAGTCATCCATACCCAAGTCCCACGCAGTGTGTACAGGCAACGCCGTATCAGGGGCTAAGTCCTGAAGAATCTGCTTGTTCTTATACAGTCTGGAGATGATCGGACCATAGTACGAGCCCTCCACTGGAGTCTTGAACGAACACATGTACTCCGACTGGAATCGGGCTTCATTGTTTAGCTCGTCCCGCGCTTTCCTTAGATCATCTGGATTGATAGCCTTTGTGTCCTTAACAGATAGGTGGCTGGCGAACCAGCCCTTGGTGGCTTGGGCTTTTAATAGTAGCTTGTAGAAGTGGTTCTCTCCACGAGGTGTACCATTAAACAAAGCCCAGCCGCCATTCTCTGCCAAGATCGGATTTATCAACTGCCAAGCTGCTGGGTCAGAAATACTGAACTCAGAAAAAATCACCCCAATGGGATTCGCGCCCACCATCTTATCAGGGTCATCAGATCCCAGTAGCTGGATAACAGATCCGTTGGTCAAGTGCAGTCGCATCTCCTGCTCACTCTTCTTCTCCACTAGTGCGGAGGGAAAGTAGTCAATGAACTTCTTACCCTCGCCAGTCATGCCATTCCAGATAATACGACGAGCCTGATTACCGTACGGAAGAACGTACCAGTATGTGCCTACGCGCTGCATAGCTTTAATTGCCATGACATTCACGCAAGTAAGATCCTTTCCTGCGCGTCGATGCCAAGCGACACATGCCCGAAGACCACGTTCGGTCTGGGTCATATACTTAAGTAGTGGTAGCTGGTAGGGTCTTGGACACCACCCCTGTGCTGGTACAGTAACCATTAATCTTCCTCCCCTTCTTCAAATACCATGTCGTGCATAAAAGATGGCTGGGTCATGTCCCTAAGGGAATTAACGAACAATGCCTCGCCTATTAATGGATTAGCGTAGTCATAGTACAGGTCGCCGTCCTCATCCAAAACTACGAAAGCAAAATTTGGGAAGTGCTCCCCAAGTATGCCTCGTACGTTATCCAGTACCTCGTCGTGTTGTTTATGTATTGTCATCTTCGCTTTTGTCCTCTTCAGATAGAAATTCGTCATAGGCATCTAGATCCACAATGTCATCGTCTGCCTCCTTCATTAACTGACTCTGGGTCAACTTAGAGAAATCCATAGTCACCACCTTCATCTCTCCAGACACTGTAGCCGAAATGTCCACGCTCTTAAGCTTCGGCTGTGTGTAACTGGCTAGCTCCTTCCAAATAGAGATCCTCTCCTTCAAGGGTACTTCGTCATCCGAAGTAAATTTCATCAACTCTTCAATAGGATTGATACCCTTTTCCGCAAACAATGCCAGTAATGCCTTACGCTGCTGAGCTGGCGTAGGCGCATTGTTCATTGCATTTAAGAACTGCTGCTTTATATTAAGCTTCTTCTCCACCGAAACAAGATCCTTCTTAGCCTTCTCCATATCCTTCTCTGCCTTCATCTTTTTTCGGGAGCAAGTGGTACGCTTAACCTCTCGCTTCTTCTTAGCTTGGGTCGGGGACACTCCGTTCGATGTCTTACGCTTGTCTGCAAATGGGTCTCGGGTCTTTGGCATGTGATGGGACTATTACCCTAGTTTACTTAGTTGTCAAGCACCTTGTGGATCATGTAACACGTAGCAATGTTGCGGGGAACTGGGTTCAGAAGTACACCTAAGTACAGGTAAAACCACCTGTTTTGCCACTAGTGGCGACTCTTAACTATATGATATATAAGGTACTTATGAGACAGAAGTACAGAAAGTACACTTTCTCTGGGGGGTTACAACAAATAAAAAATACCTAGCAAAAAAGTGTATAATGTGTACTTTATTACGTAAGTCGTTGATACTCCTTATACTTTATAACAGACAGTTGTAAGAAAAAAGTGTACTAGAGGTGTACTTTGATGTACTTTTCCCTGAAATTTCAAAATTGGATGCGCTGGTTGTTACCCCACTTGTTTTCTGTGGACAATCCCCCCATGCCCCCCCCCCTCCAATGAAACC